CATTACAGTCATTGTGCTGTTTAACCCTGTACCGGGTAGATCGTTAAAGTTGCGGGAAGTTATACGACCTTGAAAAACATCGTCATAACCGACGCCAGCAAAAACGCTCAGTAATAGTTCATCTCCGACGCTTACTAGTGACTCTGTGCCACCATACGAAAACATTGTGACAGCAGCACTATTGCCCGAATACGGAGAAAGCGCTGTAGGCCGTCCCATAGACAGGTTTAGCGATTGCACATACTGGGTCAGGTCAGTAGCGCTATCTATGTTGTATACCTTCCAAGTCAGTTTCACTACATCGCTCGAATGTTTACTGGCACAGGTCCTGAAGTCCTGACGTATCTCTGTAGCGCTTGTACGACAGCGTTAGGGTCAGCGCCCTGCACATTGACAGTGACGGTGCTGCCTGTAGAGCCGCCCATACCACGATTATTGCTAGACAGAGCTGGCGCTCGAGTCTGCCCTGAATCGTAAACGCCACGTGCGGGGCCCGGCTCGCCTCCCATACGGCCCAAACTAATTTTACCTATTTCGCCGATGTCTACGCCCGGTATCAGATTCATTGCTTTAATAATCAGGTTGACGGCAGTAATCCAGCCGTTAACCATAAATTCCACATAAGACATAATTCCGTTGACTACTATTTTAACAACGTTGCGGAATCCTTCAAATTTCTTGTATGCCTCAACTACAGCGATACCTAAGAAAACAAAGCCAGCAATCATGGCTACGGCAGGGTTTAACATCATGGCGGCATTAACTAGAAGGATAGAACCAGCCAAGACGCCCATGCCAACTATTACCGCTGTCAGTAGGCCAGGGTTCTTTTGTGCCCAGTCTGCAAACTTTTCTAGTACGGGTTGCAGTTTTTCCATAATCGGCAGAAATGCCATACCGATAGATTCTTTAGTTTCTTCAAAAGCAATGCCGAGTTTCTTCATACCGCCAGCTGCAGTATCGGCGGCCGCTGTTGCAGCACCACCAAAGTTAGTTTTAAGGACGCCCAAAACAGTATTAAGATCTGCGCCTTCGCCTACTAGCGTTTTAAGTTCAGGCGATAATTGCGATAGGGGCCGCATGTTGCCTTCAAAAGCTTTAGCTAAAGCTTCAGAAACAGAACTAAGGTCCTTACCTGTAGCGGCACTAACGTCTAAGCCAATGTTTAAAAGTTCTTGCGCTTTTGTAATGTCGTTAGTAGCAGTAATAAGTTTTTGAAACGCTGGTCGAGCTTCGTCATCAGACACAGCAACAGATTTGCCAAGGCTGGCAATGTACTCCTCTACGCCTGCAATCTGTTTGTCAGTCGCTTTAGTTGACCTTTTAATTTGATCAGCAAGCGATTTTTGTGCGGCTTGATCTTCAATGGCTGCACCAACAGCGGAACCAATAACGGCGACTACAGCACCTAAAGCGGCAGCGGCAGGCACAGCGGCTTTCTTAATTAGGAACTGTGATTTCTGCCCGGCTGTCTCCAGTTTCTTAAACTCTTTGATGGCCTGCTTGATACCAACGTCTTTAAATTCTGTTATTAGTGGGATCGTTATGCCAGCCATGTCAGAACCTTAGTTTCTTATTTGTTTTTTCGTTCACATAATCAACCAGTTCAGCAAGATTCTTTGTGACTTCATCCTCTTTACTTTCGGCAGCTGGCCACATAGTACGAGACGCTTGAGCGTAAGTGTTCAGGTTGGTAGCAAAGACGCTGTTGTTTTTTCGTCCAGCAATGTCAAAGACTGCAGGGCCGATTTCTCTTTGAGTCACAGTCAGAAACGCTGTCTTGCTAGGGCGTACTTGCACCTTGACGCCTTTAATGGCTTTCTGCTGATTCCAAGGGAAGATCTGCCTGCCACCGGGAGCCCACTTACGTTTCATACCTGTAAGCGGCGCTTTCTCTTTACCTGACGCTGCAACTAGTCGGGCCTGAGCGTCCTTCACTATTGGGTCAACAGCAAATTTGGCTTTAGACCGAAACTCTTTAAAGATCTCAGGCTCAGTCTTTTTAAGCATTTGGACAGTGTCTCGAATACCGATCACTTCGGCTTTGTATTGGACGCCCGACATTACTGCTGCTTTCTCTGGTCATTTATTATTTTAAAGACTGTAGCAAGGTCGTTATGCTCAAAAGGGATGTTTGGTGGCCAATACCCTGTTTCTATCAGCAGACAGGCTAAGGCGTAGCTGTAGTGGCCTCTACGAAAGGGGTATCAGGGTCGCTGTCTACAACCTCAAGCACGATCAACTTTTTGATGAAGTCATCTAGGACGACAGGACAGACTACGCCATTTTGCATAAGGGCTTGATGAGCCATAAAGGCTAGATCTTCCATGCCGATACCGTCAGCAATCTTGCTGGCTTTAGTTTTAAAGCGGCGTTCCCAAGCCACGATTGTGAACAGGTTTGTAGATACTTCTACGGGGCCGTCGCCTTGATCAACTCTAAGGGTTAGTTGCATGTCGGGTTCCTTTGTTTGTGGTTAGATCAGCTTGTAGCGGTAGTAAGCGTGCCACCTTGAAAACTGAGCGTGATAGACGACAGCTCGCCAAGTGTGGCGTTAATCAAAGGCAACGACTCTAGGTAGGTGTTAGCCAAAGTAAATTTAGGGGCCGTAGCCGTAGGGGTAGCTAGACCTGCAGCGGTAGGCGAGATCGTGATCGTTGTCTGTGTCCCGACAAGGGCCGCCAAAGTTGCATACGTTTCCGAGGCTGCGTAACTCATAAACAGTTCGCACTCAAACGTATTCATAGTCATGCCTGTCACGAAAAACGAGTCAAGCGAACCAAAGGCAGATGAGTTTTGAGCCTGTGCCACTGACGTAATAGTGGCGCTAGTGCACTGATCGGTCAGGTTGACAGCGTTAATCGTAAGAGCAGGGTTTGAAAGATAGGTACTGGTAGCCATGAGTTAGTCCTTTGGTTCGTCGGTAGTAGTTTTAGCAGATTTCTTGGCAGCAGTGTCCACCACAAAACCGTAGTCGAGTAGGGCCTGCAGGTTGGTGTATTCAGGTGGCGTAAACTCTTCGCCCGGTACGCCGACTCTTGATGAAATAATCTTGATCATGTTGCGCTCGCTTGTGCTTGTAGGTTGATATCTATGTCGTAACACGGGAAATCTTGCCCGCCAATAGTAATAAAGCCGGGGCGGCCAGCTGTAACGCCAACCTTTTTGGCAAGCATTTTAGCGGTGATATTTAGGATGTTTCGCATGGCGTCAAGGTTGCCCGGTCCAAGCGAGATCACTTTTACAGCAAAGGTCATTTTAACTATGGCCGACGACCAGCTGTCAAAAGTAGGGGCGTCAAGGAACACGCATGGCGGGTTAATCTTTTGTGGGTCTGTCGTGACTCGAAGATCTGTAATGGTCGCCAAGGTTGCGATTAGGTCATCTATGGCTTCGTTGAAAAGGTCTCTGTACCCGGTGCCGTTGTATCCGACATTAGCTTCGTCGTAAGTGACGATTTCGTTGTAAACATAAGTTGATATACCCATTAGGCAACCGCTGGTCTTGGGATACCTGCAAGCTGTTTAATGATCGGGCTGAGTCCTGTCGTAGGCACGTTGCCCATACCGTCGAAGCTTGCGAATTGGTCTACAGCGCCTCGCTGTCTAAAAAGGGCGCCTGCATACATTGTCGTTGCGAGCGTTACCTGTGTACTTGGCGAAACAGCCAAACCGTCTGTATACCCTGCTTCCTGTCTGCGCACGAAAATAAAACTGCATGCAGCACTAGCGCACTGTTGAAGAAAAGCGGTTTCTTCAGCGCCAGCGAGATCTATACCGAGCCATGTCGCTACAGCAGGGCCGTCTATCCAAGTACAGGTCTGCGTGTGGGTTAGCGTCCCTTGCGGGATGACAGCGTAACGGTCAATGTCGTCGCCAGCGAGATAGAAAAGCACTTGGTTAGGTACAGGTACGCTGGTGTTGTACAGCAGGTCGCCGTCGCTGTCTACGCCAATGAATGCGTACTGTGGCATAGCGTAAACTGTTTGTGACCCGTCAAACGTTGCCGAGACACTAGCAACGGTAATGCTTTCGCCTGCTTGTATTTCAGGGTTAGTCAGCGTTTGCACTACTGCATAGTTGTCTAGCAGTTGAGCAAATATGATTTTGTAAGTCGCCATGGCGGTTACGCCGCCTTTCGACTAAGCGGTAGTGATGGACTGTATGCAGACTGGAATGTTTGCAAAAGTTGCAATGTAACCGTAGAAGGTAACGTTTCTGCCGAGTAGCTCGGCGTCCTCATTGCTCATGATTCCTCTGATGTCCTCATAGAAAGAGAAAGCTGACGTTGGTGAGCCTTTAGGAGTGTGGGCCACGATCATTGTGCCACTGGCGAAGTTGTTGCTTACTACGACTTCAAGGCCGAGTGGGTTCATGCTGTTGTAGTTCAAACCAGTTGAACCGCCAAGGCCGTTGGTGACGATGTTGTTGTTAGCGCCAACATAACCAAATAACGGACGCTTATCCACGTCAAGCTGACGGCCTAATTTTTCCCATACGTTAGGTGCACAGTAAATGTGGGTTGGGAAGTAGTTAGTGTCCTCAGCCATTTCTCGAGCGGCGTCATACAAAGCGTCAACTAGTGAGGTTGGGTCAGTCTGTGCGAAAGTCCATGTGCTACCGGACGCTGTTGCAGCTGTTACTAAAGCGTCAGAGCAAACGTCATCAGTACGAATCATGTACTCGCCAGT